CCATCCCATGAAACTATGCGACCTTCACCACCAATACTAGTATAGATATTATCCACAAACGGTTCGGCTGGAAGACGAAATAAAGTACCCCCAGGTACTAAAACAGCACTATCAGAAATATCCTGCAACGTATTAGCGATACGAACGCATGTATTTCCACTTTCTTCGGTTTCATTACGAATAATATTGATTTCAGCTAATAACTGGGCACGTGTTTTTTGGGCCATGATTTACTCAAATGTGAAATCAAACGTTCTATCAAAAATCCCGGAACTAACAACTTGAGAATCTACGGTTAAAAGAAGAGAGTTTGAAACCGGATCTAAAGTTATGCGATACGTATGGAAAAGACCGTCCGCCCAGTTAAATGGAATTATGAGAACGGGTCTATTTGCTTTCACATCTTGTATTTTGACATACGGAACATTATTGAAAGCACCGAATCCGACTGCTGCCGCAACACCAGGACCAAGATCACTTAAGAATCCTGAATAAATTCCAGTATCAACATTCGGCGAGTATTCAAAATTAGAAATCCGTATTCTAATTTCAAAATCAAAGCCAACAGAATTAGAATCAGGAAGCCCCAAGTTTTTCTTATAAACAGCAGTAGCTCCTGGAGCTAAAGTACTAACTTTAACTGCACCATCCGCAGGCAATAGATCAACAGAAGCACTTCCAGGTCCATTTATTAGAAGTTGCCATCCTGCATCCCAAGGTGGAGGAGGATCAGCGACTTCTATAGAATTAACATTATCTCTAACAACATGATAATCGAGATTTAGACGGTGAAGATCAAATTTGAAATGCAGTTCCGTGGCAAGAGTTATTGCCATAGCAAGAACTGTCGGATCGGCAGCAACTATTGAATCAATAAGGTCATTTGCTACGTGAACACCAACTTGATGTAAGTGAAGATCAAATTTTGATTTTATTTCTATGAGGAGAATTATTGCGCTTGGTAAATCAAAAGCGTTAGGAGAAACAACGATGTTTACTGAGTCATTAACTAAATGAATCCCGAGCGCAGTTCTATGGAAGTTAAAACTTTCTTTTAAGTCATTAGCAAGATCAATGACTTTTCGAAGCGGATCTGCTTCAGGAAGAACTTCACCAGTATATGAATAAGAGACAGTTCCAGCCGAATAGACTGGACTAGAAATATGAAGAGTATCATCATCAGAGAATGGAGAAACGACAGCTAGGTTACAACCACTGTCAAAATTCCAGAATTTAATGCCTTCATATAAAACTCTGTGTGGGGCATCCAATCTGATAAAAAGAGTTGATCCATGAATACCAGGTTGAACACGATGTGAATTGTAACTATTAACTATATCTTGAACTAAATATGTAAAAGTATCAGCATCAGAAGCATCAGAAGCTGTCACAGCATTGATTAAATCATCAGTTGAATGAACCTTTTGAACGGGTGAGCCGACAACTTCATGTATAACTGCCGATATGTGGCGATTATATATATTCTTTATAGCATTAGCAAGAATGATTCCTGATGGAAGATCAGTTGCTAATGGTGGTAGTATTACATTAATATCGTCATCTGCTAAATGAACCCGATAAGCCTTAGTGTGAAGAAGATAAGCTTCTCTAACAGAGTTAATTGTATCGATGGACGTTAAAAGAATATCATTAACTTCCGATGCAGAAATAATGTTTATTGAGTCTTCCGCAAGATGATATCTATGCCCCGATAGATGAGCATTGATATTCGTTTTCATATCATTTAGAAGGGGATATGTATCAACAAGAACAATGGCTTCAGGAGCAGTTATGATGTTATAAGTGTCATTTGTTCTATGAATATCTAGAGCAGTTCTATGGTTATTTATCCTAGCTTTCAAAGAATTGGATAGATCAATTACGGCATTCGGATCAACAGACGGCACAGAAGGAGTAGAAACTAAAGAAAATGTTCTACTTGTTGGGTCGAAAACAGGTAAACCCGGTGAAACACCGAAAGTAGTTGGCGTTGGATCTGAATATGAAGGTAATCCTATAACTGTTGTCGCTATACCAGCATTAGGACCATCAAGAAAAATGAATGAATCCCCAACAACCGGGGCTACTTGATTTCCAGTAACTGAAATTATGGAAATCCCAACTCCCATCGCTACTGTTCCGGAAGATAATGTTCGTATACCAAGTTTCGTATAATTACTTCCAATCGGATCATCGAAAATAAATCCGGGAACAACTCGATATTCAGTTTGTGACAGACGAGTTAGAACAGTCCTTTCTTGATTAGCATTCGGACCATCAAGAAAAATAACAAGTTGGCCAACATCAAGACCATCTTGAGTTACTATGACATCAAGACCCATGACGTTGGCAGAACCGACACCTGGAAGAACTCGAGCAAATTTTCCGTTTATAGCATCGGAAGATTCGTGAAAAGTCGTAGAAAGAGCGTGAGTTGATAGATTATTAGCTAAATTAACAGATAGTGTAATTGCCGACATTAAGTCGTAGGCATTTGAAACTAAGATAGGATCAATGGTATCAGATATGATATGATATGAACCAGTTCGTATATGTGAAGAATACTTAGTCTTCAACTCATTCGCCAAAACTATGGCGGATGAAAAATCATATGCTGCTGGTGAAACGATTGAATTAGTTATATCATCCGGAGAATGAACCCCGGGTTGAATTAAATGAGCGTTATACTTCATCCTAATGTCATTTAAAAGAGTAATTGCAGTAATTAAACTGACAGCTGGAATCGCTGCAATGATATTAAATACGTCACTTATAACATGCGATACTAAACTAATCCTATGTAAATCATAAGCTGATCTTAAATTATTGGAAAGGGCTATAAGTTGATCGAGTGCAACAACAGAGTCTTCAGACGTATTAATGGCTACGTTAGTGTAGTCGTTTTCTAGATCTGAAATGAATCCTCTCTCATTCACAGCATCGATCGCAGAGACCATATCTAGAGGGGTGGCTACTTTAACCATCCCATTTCTAGTCTCCAGATTTTGCGTAGCTGGAACTGGAGGAGTTCCTTCACCAAGAATGGTATAAGCCTCAACATTCGAATTAGACATGAAATCATCAAGCGGAGTTCCACCAGAATAAACTGTGAACCCTTGATGATTATGTGAAACAGTTGTCTTTAAGTGATCCGGAGACGCAATTACATTAGCCTGATTCAGGACTTGATGAGGTGGAATAATTCTATCAGTTAAGGTTATCTTTCCGATAGAATATCTTACGAACTCCCACCGTGTTCTAGAGATTTCTGATGGCGAAAATGCACCAAAAGAAATAGATGGACTACCATTCGTTGCTTCTAGCAGAAAACTCGAGGAAATCGGAGGAAGCGTAAGAACATCATAAGAAATAGCTATGACAGGAGTGGCTTCCCCATCAACGTAAATTTGGATCCCAGTAGCTGGATCACGTATAATTCGATATGAGTGTGAGATTCTCCAGTTTATTTGGTGTAGATAGTATGAGCTAAGAACGTCTACTGGACCACCCTTGTATATACCAATGTATCTTAAATCTTTAGCAACAGATTCATTATCTATCTTACTATCTTTAATAGCGGATACCGAATACCAATCAACAACTGATTGACAAGTCCTAAGATCAGCTCCAGTTACTGGTTCCCCACCAGATCCAAAAGTTATGGCTGGGCCAAAATTCCCAGGATTCAATCCGTTATAATTTGGAGCTGGACCAATAGGAGTGAGCGAGGTCCCGTCCGCAAGAACCATTAAATAACCTGAAGCTTTTGAAGTATATACGCTGAAACTATGTATCTCGCCATCATTCCAGGAAAATGCGTATTGAGCGATAACGTTAAGTGAACTCGTTATCTGATTATATGATAGTAAATTCAGGAAAGTAGAACCGAAGTTATCGACTGCTAACTGAAGTTCTAGATTTTTTCCTCCAGGACCTTCATCAATTGAAACAAAAGCGCCAGCAAAAATAAGAGGGTTCGAAGACGGAATAACAGGACTAGGAACGGATGAAATTACTTTTATCCTGAAGTCCACTTTCCAGTTAAACGCTGGATTCAAAACTTGATCAGTGACAAGTGGATCATTGATCGTATAATTTGCGTAATCAGTTAAAGAAGAGTCAAAAATTCGAAGTGTACGACTAAATAAAGAAACTGATTGTTCTCCGCCTCTTTCCCAAGCTATAGTGTCTAAATCCGGTAAATTAGCACCAAACCATGAAATCTTTGGTTCCGGATTAGAATCAAGACCAAAATAAATACCAGGACTGAAACCTAATTTAGCTAATGCTCCACCAGATATTATTGTAAAATTCGCACTAGCACCAGAATCGGGTGATGTTAGTTTTACTCGACCAGAAACAGCCGAGGCGAATGGGAAACCAACAACAGAGTTGATTTTAGCAGCAACACTCGATGCAGTATTTGAATCCGGAGGAAGTGAAAAAGATACCGTGATTATCGGATCAGTTCCGATCTGAAAAATCATGGAGTCGCCAGTGACAAGAACAAATGGATCGATTACAGTTCCAGTTATAGTAGCTGGCGAGGGAGAAGCTTGAAGGAAAGCTAACTGAATAGTGAAATCAGAATCATCAATAAAAAGACCTAATGCCTTATTACTAACACTGTGTGTCCAGTAATCGGCAGACATTCGAAAATCAAGAACTGAAGCTGTTTCTTCCGATAATATCGGTTCAAACCTTAAATATCCACGATAAGCACCAGAAGTTAAACCGAGTGCCGGTAAATCCGCTGAAGCAGCAGATGCAGTCGAATCAACAAGAAGAATGTTTGAACTGAGAATTCTTTCTATACCAGCACTACCGTAGGTTATCCAAGGAGCGCTAGAGTCTAGTTCAGGAATAACAATCGGAGTATAATCAACTCTCTTATTATTTTCTATGAAATTCGAATCAACTGGTTGAATATTAACCCTAATGAATTTCCAGTCACTCGAACTCTTCGATTCTTTCCCTATAGTTCCGAAGAAAGCCTGTTGAACTAGTTCAAATTTCCCGTCAATATCAGATAGAGCTGGAAGATCCTTTACCTTGATTTCTATGAGTGGAAGAACATCTCCACTCATATAAAATTGGACATCCCCACTAGAAGCACGGAAAATACGGTAGGTTTTATATTCACGCCAATCAGCGGCTACAGAACTCCATGAAGAAGCAAGTTCCGGGAATCCGCCATTGAGAAGTAAACCAACTTGTCTTACTAAACCAATTGAATTATTAGAATCATCAGTAAAATGAACAAGTGATTGCACTTCATGAGCGTTTAAACTCGTTCTTATAGCATTCGTTAGATCTATAGCACCGAGTAGATCTTCAGCATCAGGAAGAGTTACCGTATTTGTCGTATCAGCATTTTCATGAACATAACCAACACCGCCACCTTTAGCAAAGTGAGCGTTTATCTTATTCTTAAGTTCATTCGCTAATATGACAAGTGAACCAAGATCAGTTGCATCTACAATAATGACTACATCTTCAGAATCATCAGGAAAATGAGATCCAACATTGTAGACATGCGCATTAAATGCTGCCTTCGCCTCGTTTATCATCATTATCGATGAAGAGAGGTTTGTTGCTTCAGTTAGTATGAAGGCAGTTAAAGCAACTTTTCTTCCATCAGAAACGCCGAAACAAACACCGCTAAATACCCCATCAGGGCTAAAGACAATCTGACTATCAGACATTCTTGCCCTAAAAGCTGCAGATAGTATGCTTTTAGCTTTTAGATCAAGTCCATGAGAGAAGAACGGTGGTAGACTATCAACACCAGTTTGAATATTCGTATCGACAATAGTTAAAGTCGTACCGCCAGGAGCAATAGAAAAAGTCCCATCACCTTCAAGGGTCCAAGGATCGGCTGAATTCTGCGGAAGAGTTGCAGGATCATATTTAATCGTAACTTCAGGGACTGTCTCAAACAAAACCGGGAAAGAAGTTTTGTTTGTCGGAACATTGAGAAGAAGACTCGCAGAGTCATTAAGACCAGCTGTATATGCTCTTTCGAGAGCTTTATATTTCCATCCACGTCGTAATGGTTGGAACGGGGAAGATGCCGGAGGGCCATCAACAGATGTAACTAGATGTGATCTAGAGCTATATCTATGATCGGGTACACCAGCGTAATTAGTAACCCCTTCTTGATTCAATACGAATTCTGGCGAGTTTAATCGTAAAAATCTTGAAGGAGGATCCTTTACATAATCATAACTGACACTAACTGTATTCCCATGAACCGGTTTATTTGAAAGAACGATAGCTCCTATTAATCCAAAAACAGCATCGACAGAGACTGGGCTACCGTTCACAATAACATCAACATCACTCGGATCATCGGCAAACTGCCCATAACGTGGATCTTTTAAGACCCAGGTAAACGGTCCAGTAAGAGAGTCAGGATAAGTTCCAGTTACAGCTTTAACTGGAGCAGTAGTAACTCTATCAAATATGTCTGGATTCAGATGAATGAAGTGATTTTGTCTATGAGTTTCGTAAGAAGTTCGTATATCATTCAATAAAATAATTAAACTTGCTAAATCTGTAGCTGATTCTGAAAGAACTTCATTTTCATCATCAATGAATTTATGTACAGGCGGATTTAAAGATATATTCAATAAATGAAGGTTAAGTTTTGCTTTAATATTATTTGCAAGTGCAATTGCGCTAGGAAGATTTATCGCATCCGATACGCTTATATAATTAAGAACATCATCCGTACCATGAACACCTTCAGTATTACCAGATACAGTAACTTTCTTAGTTCTATGGAATTCATACTGACGTTTTAAATCATTAACGAGACCGATACAAAGTGTTATTGTAGCACTCTCGTCAAGAATACTGAAAGATGCTTCCGATAATTGAAGTTTCTTCGAAGTAAGAATCTTTGAAATCAGGAAATCCCCATCATTCCTTCCAAGAGGGCTTCCGGAAATAGAAATCAATTTTCCAACGTCAGTAGAGGAAAAATTTCCCGACGGAATACTAATAACTGTTTCAGATAATATTCTTAGATCTGAACCTGTCAAAAGATTCAAAGGACGTTTTACGATCGGACCTTTATTTGTAAAAATGGTCCGGTCTGTAACAGATGATATGCCGGTAAAAGTAATCATGGATATACTAAATTCCCTGCTTCATCTGTCAAGCCGATTGCAGAAATACCGTATGAAGCGGTAGTCATTTTTGTTACAGCAACAGAAACGACAAATGGACTAATCCACATTGATTCCTTTTGGGTGAGACCGCCAGTAATCGGGAGATTAAAAGAATTGACGGGAATCTCTCTCATCGGCTTTGAAAAATAAACCTCAAGATGATCTGATCCAAATTGAGGAGATTCATCAATAGAAGTAATTAAACCACTCATCGGTAAAACTGATGATATGGAAGGTCTGATCGCAAGACCTATAAATGAAAAACTCGTTTCATTTAAGTGATGCTTCGATATTGCATTAGATGGTGCTGGTGTTTTCGGAAGTCCATTATATACATATTCATCTTGGAAAAACCCGGAGACAGTATGAGTTTCTCCATTGATCATCCCTTGAACAGAAATTCTTATTTTATCTCGAATTGGAGCCGATATCATCCTATATCCAGGATATAAATGAGGACCAGTTTTTACGAGATGAGATGACAAAACAGAAATGATATCTAGTATCAAAATCGTTAAAGAATCAAGATCAGTTGCAGAAGGAGCGGTTATATTCATCGGATCAGAATGATAATGAAATATAGCACTCGATACATGATTGATGATCTTAAGTCTGACTTCGTTAACAGACGCAATAGCTCCCGAAAGTGGAAGCATGACATAATCATTTAGTGTAATAACATTTACCGTGTCATTAATCTGATGACCTGCAGCAGCAGGAATCATATGACAACGGAAAGATTCGAGTGCATTATTGAATGCCCAAAAAAGTGTTGGAAGACTAGAATGGACAGAAAAACTAACTGGTAGTTTTTCTCCTCTTGGATTAGTCACAGTCAGAGGAGATTCGGTTACAACACTAACATCTCTATCTGTACTAATTTCAACCCATTCATCAATCGATATAGAGTGGGACGTAACTATTGCTGGAGCAGAAGCAGAACGAGCAACTATATATCCATAATCCCAAGGATTAATGAAACTGCCAGTGTCTTCACTCATTAAACTAGCATAGATAGTTATAGGAGGAAAATCGGAATCAAGATTGACTTTAAGATCTGCAAAATAGGTATATGGACCACTAACATCAAAAGCAGCATCAGGAATCAATTCCTGAGCATAAGCGATTATCGGGTTAACCGGTGACTGATATGCAGTAGAAAAAGATAATTGATATTCATCATTCATAGCATGTGAATAATAAGAATCTGCTATAACATAAGAAGCATCTATTGCGGCAAGTAGATCAATATCAATCGGAGTAAAAGAGAAAGCATCATATAAATAAGAATGAACTTTATTTCGCATCATATGCGAAGAAAGTTTCATCCCAATCTCATTTATCAAAGTAACTGATGTATCAAGATCAAAAGCATCGGGACTTATTATTATATCGTCAACTGCCGAAGCAAAATGAACTTGGTCTATAGAAAAATGACCGTTCATTTGTAACTTCACATCATTTACTAAAAGAATTAGTGACGGAAGATCGAAAGCCGGGCCTTCAGTCAAATAATTAACAGTATCTATTTGCTGATGACCAGCTGATATATATAGATACCAGTTTGATTGATCATATAACGAATCAGCGACAGGACAGCTAAAAAATACGCGAACGTTAGCAGTCCTGAAAACATCAGAACTGACATCAGTTACAAAAGCATCTAAAATTTGAAATTGAGTTAGATCAGAATATGTATATGGAGGTGGAGTTCGGAGAACAAGAGTTAGAGGAACTGTCTCAGATGATGCGTTTAATGATTCATCAACTACATTAATGAAATCTATGACAAAGCTATTTGCTGTCGGCATGCCTGGTGGCAATTCAACACGAAGAGTTGTTTCCGGTATATCTTCACCAGCCCATGGAAGCTGAGACATGGAGACACCGGGACCACCAGCAGCATTCCTAATTGAAAAAGTAGCAAGTGCAGAATATGGACCGACTGGTTTATTAAATAAAATATCAACTGCACCACGTTTTGATAAGAACGCTCCGGTAGCTCTTGGCGGATCAATAGTATTTGCATCAAAATTATTGAACGCAAATATGTAAGTACCTTCAAGAGAGAACGCTCCATCTATGTTGATATGATATGAAGTACCTGAAGTTAATGAACTTGAGAAGTTAATAACAACAGAATAAAGAGTCGTATCATAGAAAGTGACTGACTCAATGGGAGGAACAACTGCTGTTCCAATTGGAGCAAGAGAAGTTATTGTGTAATATGAAGGATCAAGAATACTATCCGAAAGTTGAGAATCGAAAAGTAGCCGAACAGAGTTTGAATTTAATTGATGAGCTCGGAAAGTCGGAAGAGGAGGAGCATATCCGACGCCAGCTTCAATAGCGGATCCAGTAGCTACTTCAACACCACTACCATGTTGTGAAGATTCACCAGATTCAGTAGCGGATCCAGTGGCTATTTCGATGCCATTACCGGTTTGAGTCTGGCTACCCAAACCATCTTCAAGTGCTGGTCCAGTTGATATTTCAAGACCACTGCCGGTTTGAGTTTGGCCACCAAGACCGTCTTCAAGTGCAGATCCGGTGGCTACTTCAACACCGTCACCGGTTTGAGTTTGATCGCCTAAACCGTCTTCAAGTGCAGATCCGGTGGCTACTTCAACACCGTCACCGGTTTGAGTTTGATCGCCTAAACCGTCTTCAAGTGCAGATCCAGTGGCTACTTCAACGCCACTGCCGTGTTGTTCAGATTCACCGGATTCAATAGCTGATCCAGTAGCTACTTCAACGCCACTGCCGGTTTGAGTTTGAGAACCAGTGCCAGCTTCAACAGCTGATCCAGTGGCTACTTCAACGCCACTGCCGGAAAATATGAATTGTCCGAATATTGGTGTAGATTTAGAACGAACATAACCAACATACGGATCTTGAGAGAAAGCCTGTATCTCAGCGGTTGACAAAACACGTTGATAAAAACGTGCATTGAAAATTACTCCGCCATATGATTGGTTAGTCTCCCATCGTTGAGTTCCGAGTAATAATGGATCTGTTGTATTGGCACTAGTTGAACCGCTAGGTCCAGAACTAGCATAATAAGTTTGTTCAACACCATCAACATATATATGAATACCAGTATTAGTTTCAGTACCATCATAAGTGATGGCTATTCTATGAATACCGGTTAAAGCATTATTACTTATCGTTTTTCTTATATCAGAACTAGAACGAACTAAACCTAAATAAAGTCTTCCGTTAGAAGTTCCTACTTGCCATCCTCTTGAAGCATCACTATCTGTTTGACAAGCTAGAGCTATATTACCAGCAGTAACTATATTAGTATAAAATAGCCATGTTGCTGGAGAACCATGAAGAAAGTTTGTTGGAACATAAAGACCGAAATTAATCTGACTTGATTGGTAACCACCGCCCGAAGTAAATTTACGCCCTAGAATTGAACCTGGGGCAACTCCAAGTGAGACGTTATTAGTCTGAGTACCGAGACGTCCATCAACTAAATTTTGTTGAGCAAGACGTCCGTCCCAAGCGAAGACACACTTCCTATTGATAGGATGGCTTTTATCTAATATCGGAAGACGCGACATTTAGTATCCTGCCGTTACGCCCATATACCCGATAGAATGATTTCCAGCTGTTCCGTTTAATGCTACGCTAGTACTTTGAACAACCCAAATACAGCCAATCTTAGAATAACGAGCCATACCAGTAGCTCTTCTCAGTGAAGAAGTGAAACTATAAGTATGATTCGATACTGAGCTATTGACGATAGATGCTAAATTAAAACCATATGCAGCCAATTCCTCACGAGCAGAAATCGTCACATTGGCATCAGTAGCACCGAATGTGTCTGGCCAAGTTCCATCAGTAAGTTGTGGGATCCACCAAACTTCAATGAAACCGCCAGCAGTTGGGCTAGTACCAGTGGTTATTTTCCCAGAAATCAATACCTCTTCATAGTTTAGTGCAGAAAAATCAACAGACGTTGATTGACGACCAGCAACTAGTGTTGAACTAGTCGCCAATGGACCAGCGGCTAAACTAATTGTGAATGTAGCATTCGCAGCATAAGTGGCAGTTAGCGTTCCCATTCTTTACCTCCGATGACACTACCGAATGTTTATCGGAATTATGGTTAGCTTGCCGGCTCAGTATGCGTATAGGTCGAAAGCGTAACTGGAGAAGTTGTGACAAAGTTTATATTATTAAACTTAATGTCACCACTACCACTAATATCAGTAACTACGCCTGAACCAAGAGGAGTACTACCAGAGTCACAAATATCATATACTGCTGCAGTTCCGTTAGCAACAGGAGTTGCAACAATAGGCGGTCCGTTTAAAGTAAGAACACCAGTAACCGGACCAGTAAACGATGGGGTTAAAAGAGGGAACGAAGCTAGAAGCGTCCCGTGACCTACGGTATAAACATTAACGAAGCCACCATTGCAAGCCGCCAGCCACCCACCCGATGCGCAGGCATTACGACCTGCAGTTGTTTTTACGAATGCCATGATTCCGATTTCTCCTTATGTCTGGTGTCGATGAAAAGACCGTATCAGACGCTTAACGAAACTTAGAAGTCGGAAGAATGATCTTCACCTATAACAGGATGCGATTTTTTCGTACCAAGAGTATCAACACCAGCTATTCCGAGGGTAAATCGGCGGAAATCTTCATACCCGTAATCCGATAAAACTGAAGTTAAAGTATCGACTATTTTATTTGATCGATCGATGCTTGGATCTGGATCACTTTGTCCATACCATTCATCCTTCAGAATATATTTAATACGAAGAAGAGTATGGGCCGGACGGATGATACTCAATAATATTCGGATATTTTTATCTGCCAAAAGAACGTCCGAGCTAGTCGGAGAATCAAGAATTATATTAATAAGAAAGCCGAATTGATCTGAGATGTCATACCCAGAGCCTGGTTTTCTAGCTTCCAAGAAAGCTTCAGTAACTTTGATATCGCCTTTAATGAATAAAGCCGCTGCGGCCGCCATTGAAGCAGGAATGCTTCCTTTGAAATAAATATCTAAGACCTTCAAAAGAAGATCTTTAAATTGTTGATCCGGTAATTGAGGATCTGGAGCTCCGGTTTCTCTCGGAAATAAAACGGAAGTCAATACCTGATATAGAAATTCTGTTCTTGTCGAAGAATACTGAGTATCACTTCTAATATCTTCAAGAGATAAACGGATGCGTGCTAATTCAACAGACATCGCCTTCAGTTCATTAGTATATGAAGGTCCTTGAACAGTTGACTGCCAATAAGATGAAAGCATCGACAGGAAAATTTTAAATATTCTGTTAGCTTCATCGGTGAGCATAACTCTATATTGCTCACCGTCTTCATAGGCGTTGAAGTTTACTCGGATAACTGGCACTTTAAGCGCTCCGGTATGTGAAAACGAGTTCTCCGGGAGTCAGATATTCTATCTTTGAAGTCTCGAGGTCCTTTACACCCTTATCACCATTGACTACGTATGTTGCAGTAAATGAATGGTTAGTTGGGACATCAGGTGGAGAAGCACCTGCATCTAGTGATATCACTATTCTATTCGCCGTTCTGTTAATTCTTTCTTGAACAACGCCTTCAGCAGTTAAAGCTATCGGTAAGAGTGTTGCATCATCAGAATAACCTGGAATTATTGCGCCAAGACGACCTATGATCCACGATTTATGGAGGCCCATCCCGACGTTTTCCAAGGATGTTGCTTGATCCATGATCAATTCATCCATATAAACACCATGATGGATAGTTGAACTACCGCCACCATCAGATGTATCGAATGGGAGAGCTTGTGTCAGTAAGAATACCTGATTAGCAAATTGATTTAACGAGGTGAGCTCCATATATGTGGAAGCAACGCCATCTCTAATTCTTTGAGAACCGTCAGCCAAAGAGAAACGAGTGAATGGTTGAACAATGAAATCAACACCGATCGAATCATCCATTACAGAAATTGCATCTGATTGACGAACGGAACCACCAACACCTCTTGAATCTGTAAGAACAGTGATGTTAGTTCGAATTGCTGAATCTGTCGTTACTTGATCGGCATTCGGAAGCAATTGAATAGTTGATTCTATATACATATCATTTTCAACTGATTGCTTCGCAAGAACATCAGCCGTAACATGACGCATTTTATTTAAACGTTGCTGAAGTTGCTGAAGTACGTCATTTATGACATAGGTAACCCGGAAATTCTCATCGTGTTCGTAATCAACAGAAATCTGAGTTCCACTAGCAATATTCGATAGCGTAGTTCTAATTAATTTGAGCGGTGTTGTTTGAGAACCAGCTATCACTAAGAAATCCGGATCAGTTTGATCAGGACCTCTATATTCAATAGCTCTATCAGCACTATAAACATGAAGAGTAAAGGAATTGATACCAACTGAATCGAGTGGTTCTTCTATTTGCCCGATAAGTACATGTAATTCGTTATTGACCGGAACAGAATTACCGGATGGTTTCCCATTTACCTGATTTATTTCAACATAATCAGCAGCTATAGTGCTTTCCCCTTCAAGAAGGGGATCTTGAGTCTTGAAGAGTGTGAAACCGTCGTCTGGATCTAAAGACCCGGAAATTTCCCCAATAACTGAGGTTACACGACGAATTGGTTGGAAAGTTGCCGTAAAACGGTTATTACTTCTAAATCGATAATCTCCCTCGACAAAATCATCAAGGAGTGTTGTTGGCTGAGGTATTGAAGTATTGAGTCCGATGGTTCGATAATCAATGATAGTAACACCAGTTAAATCATAACTAGTAACTGGAGTATTTGAATGATTTCGAAGTCCATAACCCTGTGAAGGGTTGAATAACATTTCGTCTATTGGATGTGATTCTGATAGCCTAGAGTCCCTTGCTCGGAAAATAAGATTTGTAGCATCAATAACATCAAACCTAATATTCTTAGCAATAATGAATTGGAATGCAAAGGTTTCGGTGATAGTTCTTTCAAGAACTCCTTTCACCCAAACGTCAACTTTTCCACCAATATGCTTTTGACGAACATCATCATAATCCCTCATCATGAAGGGATCGCCAGATTTAACAATAGTCACTTCTAAAAGACCGGGTGTTCCAACCGCTGTCATGGAATACCCACCCTCAGTGCCAGTATCTAGGGAGAAAAGCTTTCTTGAGGCCAATTCTGACAGCTCAAGATTACTTTGTCTATCTCTACCATAGGCCGCTGCTACTTCATTAACTGTTTGAAGTCCATCAGCTCCACTGGCAACAGTATCAAGATCACCAGCCGGGACATTTCCTGAGCCCCCAGGTGTCTCCGCGATCATCTGCACATGAACTTCATATCTCTTCTCATTTGGGTTGTAGTAAGCTTGAGCATTACTAGCAACAATAGTAACTGAACTATTTGAGAAGAATCGTGGTGCAGCTGAATTAGTAGAAGAACTAACGATAGCATTTTGAGCAACCGTTAGATCCTGCGTTGGCTTAGTATTAGTGAAAAAAGTTTGCAGAACTTGAGCTGGTCTTCTCCCTTGCCGAGGGACGCCAAAATTAGATGCAAGTGAATCGAACGCACCATCTATCAAGTTCTGGACTGCAGCGTCACTACTCAGACTAATAGCAGATTTTAAATTCTGCTTATACGCAGAATTTGCAACTGTAACACTAGTTCCCGTTAAATTTGGATCATCAATTTGCAATAAAGCAGTAAACGACTTAGCTCGATGAACGAAATCCATCAAAAAATAAGCTTTTTGGATTTCATTACCGAATGGTTCTATATGAACTTCTCGAACTGTCGAAGCTGGGATTAACGATAAAGTCGGTTCTGATTGATTAACTTCTTGAATATAATCTTGAACTACAATGTTCTGTTCCCTAATTCGAATGCCACGAATAGTGGTATCGAGAGGGAGTGGAGCACCAGTCATTTCATTCGAGTATCTACTCTCTTGAAGTTGGCCTGTCGAGCTATCAAAATATAATGAAGTTACGACATAATATAGAGGGTCTTCTGGATTGACAGTGGAAAATATATCACTGTTCAAAATTCCATTCGTAATACCATCATTTCTATCATGAACAAATCTGAAAAAATTCGTTTGTCTGATAGCCTGAACATCTATGTTGATTCTATACTTAGGATCAACACCCAAGCTAGTACGATTTTGAGAAATCGTTTGAACAGAATTTCCCGATACTGTGTCAACTAAATCCGAAGTAATGACAAGGTCATTGGAAGAAAAATTAGTTGGTATAACAGCATATGGATCACCAGCATCAGGATTCGCAAATGTTGTTGAAGTAGAATAAACATCAAATATATCTTCAACTATTTCAGTTGGAGAATTAACCGGTATAACATCTCGATTCACCCTTAGATACCCAGATCCAGAACCACCGGCTCCAGTTGAAGCATATATATTATATCCAACTGGTTTATCAGGTGAAATATCTGACCATTCAATTTGAATATTTTTCGCGTTTCTCTGTAAAAGAATTCCCGTCGGAGGCGAAAGAATAGTCTGAAGATCCGACTGCGAAACAACAGTTACTTGGACAGTTGATGGGGAACTAAAATTCCCAGATATATCAATAGCCCTAAGTTTTATAGTGTTTACCCCACGCTCCAAATTTAACCCCTGGGGGTAAGAGGAAAGATTCGGAACAGAGAAATTAGGGAGTGATAAATCAATGAGCGATGGATCTGATACAAAACCCGATCCATTCACATCGATTTGCATATCAACTACATTAGATTCAACCGATCCAGTAAAAACCAGACTGAAAGAATTAGTAGTGATAACCAGAGACTCAGTGGTCCCAGATCCGTCAGGGAGGTTGATGCTCGGAGCGGCAGTCATGTATGACTACCGTACCTATTAAGATCTCACCCGCTGGCTAACCCCCGAAATCAAAACCGGATGGTAATTGACGTATATAACCGGAGGCCGATGCTGAGCTAGCGTTAAGTAAGCTAAAGGGGTTAGGAGCACCAACAACTCTAACTATATCTACTGGTTGTTGACTCCTGCTAACAATCTTCGTAATTACTATCGCTACAGTTGGGTCATCCGGAAGTAGCTGAACATTTATCGATGATAGTTGAAGTGGATATTCAGCATCTGTAACAACTTGCTGAGGGAATCTCGAATCCTGTTGTTGCTTTAAACTGGAATATACCGAAAAAGCCTGATTTATATCTATGGTAATGAGAGCACTCATATTTGATATTGCAGTATTCCCTTTACCACCAATACGGTCAACAAGTCCTGAACCAAGCCAGTTCCATTTCCAGTGCGAACCGACTTTCGTAACCAAAAACTTGTCGAATTCTTGAGACAGAAGATCTACGTTTCTAACCGTTTCGTATGTTCCATTCAAAACACGATAATCAAATTCGAGCTTTGTACCGAAACAGCGACGACAATTCCCGGCGGTAGTCGAATAGCATAATTCAACTAGAGGGTCAGCATTCGGAAGAGAATCTTCAAAAACAAGCAACTTACTCTCAACTAGAGGGGAAGAGGTGTCTCTTTCAACACTCCAACCGGGGAAAATTTTAACACCTGTAGCAGCCCGACCTGGGACTATCCCAACTTCAGAATATGCTTTCAAGACACGAGAAGTAGTCGGGAGCGAATTTGTTTTATCAGACCACCGAGGGTCGTAGAACTGGAATCCAGTGCCTTGAATAGGTTGTCTCGTTCGAATAACGACATGCTTATTATCGACATCAACAGATAAATCAGGAAGTTGTTGTTGAAGCCGTAAGGACATATCCTTAGCGGAAACTGAACCCGGAGTTAATTGGATGAATCTTGGGGGTTCAAACCCAATACTCAAATATAGAAGATCATTTATATCTCTCTTAATACGATATGGTTCCGGCTTTGAAAACGGGAGTTCTGCATGAGAATATAATCCAGTTTTAGGAACCTGAACACCATCAATATACACAGTAACATCTTGGCTCGATGGAGGGCGCGGGAATGCTGCATACTTCCTAGTATTTGCATCTACAGGAACAGCTTCAAACTGAACCTTGTGGGGGCAAACCTGTCGAGTTGCAAAATCGTAAGACATATTAAATCATGAACCAATTAGAGGGATATTTAACCTAAACATTAAAAATCTTCGAAATTACCTCATGACTTCAAACTGGAACTCTTTCGTTCTTATCCACACCCTGACTAATAGCGTTATCTTCGGACAAATCACCGGGTTTTCCTATTCTCAGACCATGAATATCATCTAAATCATCAACGACATTCATGGTTCCTGGAGTCGCCATTTGAGTCTCAACAGATATTATTTGATCATCAACAGACCCGATTGATATATCTACTCCAAGAAGAACGCTTATGAGATCTATCTCCTGTTTGAGCTGATCGGAATAATCCATCGCTCTTTTTATCTTGAACTCGAGTTTTTCACGCTTAAGTTTTATGGACTCGAGTTGCCAATCTTTCAGTCTTTCTACAAGTAGACCTAAATCACGATCGAATCGTTGAGAACCTCTTTCTCTTCGACCATTTGAATACACATCAGAATAACCACCTTCAGTTTGCCCAGGTGATTGATCTACGATATTAGTGCCCTTTGTCTTAAAAACGGGTTTATCACGCGTTCTAAGAAGCATATCCTGTTCTGGAACACCACCGAGAATTTTATATGCTGAAAGTAATTTCGCAGCATAACTTCCTGCAGAAGCTGAAAATGAAACAGGATTCGGGCCGTCATATTCAGTTGAAAAAATCCCATTCATTATCAATTGCTTCTGCAGCCATTGCTGACGCAGAACAAGTTCTTTCCTCTGAATTTGAGTGAAAGCTTTGAAAGCTTGCCATTGCCCTGTCGTAAATGTGCCGAAAAAGTTAAAAGCCATTTTTAGCTCCTACGAGGGCAATGAGAGGATGAACTTAAGAGCATTGAAAGCAGCAACAGAACCCTGCCCAGGACCACCAAATGTCATGACCATTCCAGAGTGGAAGCCAAACGGACTTTGACCTGGCTTATCTGTTGAACTCATCAATTCTTGAACAAGAGAGTCAGCACTACCATTCGTACTTGAGACAGCAAGAACACTAACAGTAACATTGACTTCTAGAGTAGCGATAATTTCATCAAGTGTCTGAAGAATTTGAGCTAAAGCCTTGATCTTCTGAAGAAGAGTTTCAACGATATCAATAATTTCCTTCAAAGCACTTTCAAGAGATTTCAGAAGTGATTTCAAAAATTGTTCAAAGTCAAATATGAATGGAAGAAGAATCGGGAATAAATCACCAACAGTAACTGAATACCATGATAAATATGATGTTTCAGTGCTGACAGTAGAAAGAGCTGAATGTAAAAATTCAGCTAAAGCTTGGCGCTCTTCGATAGTGATGACAGTAGCATTTTCAACAGGAGTTATGGGAGCAGGTCCTGCTAAAGGAGCTCCACTAGTATAAACTTCTTCCTTGTTTAAGTAGTCATCAATCTGAATTGCAACAGCTTGAGTTATGCCACCGACAACTGCTATGAAACTCCATGGTTCTTGAGATGATAAATCATGCGTATCATCAGGAATTAATCTATTGACGATATCTTCAATACCGTTAGAAGTCCAACTTTGAGCTAAAATATTTACTAAAGATGGACTATTAAATAATGGAGTGATGGAACTGTTAGCAAGTCTTCTGGCAGTAGACTTAAAAAGAATACTAGTTCGAAGTTGATCTGAAGTTGGATATGCAGCTTTTAGAGGGCCAACTTGGCCGCCAATCATACCAAGTGTTCCCCAACCAGTTCTCTGTTCATTACGGAAAACCGTATTTTGAACTCCACTACCCGGAGGGAAAGACGCAGGTAATTCAAAATTCAATAAGAGTCCTGCTTGAATAGCACGGAAAACATCATTATAAATATCAAAAGCGATTGTTCCACTATGAACTCGTGGAACAAAACCTTTCACAACTGGACTCGGCTTACCAAGAGTGCACTTAGGGGAAACTTTTAACTTCTTCTGATTCCCATCAGTTACAACGAGTCGATTTCCAGGGGTTTTTAATCCACCAGCAGTTGCATTAGCATAATCAATGCAATTACCGAAAAAGGCTCTCACACGATAATAATAAGTTTTTCCTGCTACGAGTTGTGGATCTGAATCTAAATATTTATAAGTTCCAGTTGCTATACCAGTAATGAGAGAAGTTGTTTGAGCAAGTGCAGAAGCTGGACTACCACTCGTTTTACCAGCTTGAGCAGTACCATCACTACCAAATTGGATAGGAATCCTTGTAGGAAAATGACGATAAACTGAACCGTCTTCTTCTCTTAAAACAGCGAGAGAATTTACCGGCGGTGCGTCATATTTAGCAATGATTCCATCAACAACATTCTTACCGAGTGTTTGAGAACTTACCTGAACATAAACTGTCTCCCCACGCGGAGAAAGTTCAGTACCTTCATCCTGAGGAAATGGTCCTGTTCTTTCAATAATGAAATTCGGGAATCGAAATTGATTATAGAAAGAAACAACTTGTCCGGCAAAACCTCGAGCAGACATTCCAGCTGCTGATTGCGGCATTCTCCATTCAAGCTGAATAGCTTGTTGAAGTGTCGGATCAAACATTTGACGAAACTGAGAAATTGCGGTGCCGCTCTTATTTACAGGAAGAGCTTTCAAACCAACTGGAGATGGAAGTCCAGATAAAACAATAGGGCTCTTGATTAATGAAAGTAATGAGAAAAGAAGACCGAATAAATCGCCGGGAGAATCGGCGCCGATATAAAGAACAAGCATTGCAACGCTAGAACCAGGTGGATACTGCGGCCTGAAAGCATCAGCTGTGTCATAAAATTTACCAACAACTTTCGATTCAAATCTGGGATAAGCACCGCTAACTGAATAAAGAACGCCACCAAAATCAGGTTGACTAAAATCAGGATATACAAGAAGGAAAGAGAAACCAGTAGACTTAATTTGATTTATTAGGGCACGAATGGCTGCAAGAAGAAGTGCAACGATAGCCTTTAGGGGATTAGATAGATCAAGAAGAAACGCTTTTAAAATTGCTAAAATCGCTTCAAGAACGGCTTCAATCGCTTCAAGAACCTGAAGAGCACTTTGAACTGGTGCTTTAATTGGTTCGAAAACGTCGAATTTTACGGTTATTGATTGCCAATTCGACAAGTTATCGCCCTTTCAGTCTGGTTAGGGCAGCTTTGTGTCGTTCCATTTCTTTCTGCAAACCGTCAATAGTAGCTTTAACGGATTCCCTAGTCTGAATAAGTGCATCCTTAATAGGACCGAATCCTAGTTCCTGTTTATGAACCCATGAATTTTTCTCTGCCGGTTTTTCTTCTGAGTTATCCATTACCCCACCATCACTTGAGCTACAAGACATATCCGACAGTCATTAATTTCACCAGGACAAGGATCTATATCAATAATGCTGTTCCAATGCATTAGTGTCTTTTCAATACGATCAACAATCCTAATTATCCCTGGAGTTTCTTGCCTTGATACATACACCCCGATTCCAAATAGATAAGCAAAAAGACCTGTCTTAAGTAGTTCTTGACTGTCTATTATATCCAATGCATCGCGTCCAAATTTTCGTATATCGGCATAATCTTTAGCATTAAGACATATCTTATTAGGTACGCCGAATTCTCCTGCTCTCATAAGCAGTTCTCCAATATATTGAGTAGTCCAAGGTAGTATCATGAAAAACTACTCATCACTTGACTAACAACAAATAATTTTTGTTGACTAGCTAAAAGTTTCGCTGTATCGGTAATTCGTTTTTCAGCAGCTTGACGTTTCCTAACAAAATTACCTTCTTGACGGTTGGTTCTTTGACTAATCCAAAGATACCTAGTATCATAAAGACCACCATCTTTAACTATTTTCTGAAGATTATTTATGTTATTAATTACTTGAGCTTGTCTAGCTACGATCTGAACTTGTCTAGCTGCTATACCGGAAGTAACTACAGATGACTGCCAAGTCAAGGTTTGTGAATAAAATAATGATGTTTCTCGTAAAAATTGTGAAATAAAACCAAATTGTTTTGAGTCAATAAATGACTCTGGTTTTATAATTTCATATGGAGTTGAGCCAGAAGTTGGAAATACGACATACGGTGCAGAAGCATCTACTTGTAAAGTATGGGAAGTGACATTTATTATAGAGTAAACTCCACGATTCGGACCTGATGGAACGTAAAAAAGACAACCTGGAACAATTTTACTAAGAACAAAATTAACTGAGTTATCAGTAAATGTGTCAGTAGGTCCAACAGTTCCAGTTCCAGTTATTAAAGTTGGCCCGGAATAACGAATAATTGCAGTAGCAGTAGCAATTTCTGAATCAACGGCAGCTATTAAACCGGAAGTTGGAATACCATCATTTAAAACTTCAGTTTCTTGAGCAAGAACTGTCGTAATGATCGGTTGGACCGAAGAAATCATATAAGTATTCCCCGTCTCAACTGACGTTAAATTCGGAGAAACTCGGAAACGGAAACCAGAAACTGAAGTTACCGATACTGTTTGACCAGCGTTCGGACCGCCTAAGAAAGTTATAGAGTCAGATACTGCTGGAGTAATAACTGAACTAACAAATAAAGTCAGAGATGAAACTGGGTGACTAGTTGAATCAGATGATGAAAAAGCAGTATCGACTTGGAATTGACTCGAACTAATTATGTTAGTTACCATTCTCAATTGACCAGCATGTGGTCCAGCAGTAAAAACAATAACGTCATTCACTGCAACATTGAGAGTTGAATTAATAATTATATTAGTAGTTGTAGAAACCTGAGCGGTACCAGAAACTGAAGCTGCAGTGCCTAAACGAGACAGAGCACTAAGCTCATCTTCTAAAAGATTCGATTCATTTAATCTGCGAAGACGAGGCTCTGGAACTCTTCCGTCATCATTCAATTCTTGACCATCAAGAACCGGAATTCTTCTCGGTGCCATTTCAGCATTACCGAAAGAAATCGGGATATCAACGACTTCATTTCCAGAAACTTGAGTTTGCTTAAAAATTATATCCGGCAAACCAAGATACATATTAGTAATTTGTCCACTATCGAAATGAACATTTAGATCTCTCCCATCCTGATAAAAGTGATTTTGTGTATTGCTATTATTGGAAAGATCTCTCAGGATGCTACCGCGTTGAATAGTAACAGAACCACTAAGAGCAACAGTATATGGACCAGATCCAGTAACGGAAACAACATTCAGCAAACCACTTTGAGCAACTCCATCTTCATTATAAACAACAACATCTTGGCCAGCAGCGAAAGGAGGAACACTCAAATTTGGTTGACCATTTTCAGTAATAGTATATGATGAACCAGAAACAGAAGAAAAGAATTGATTAGATTTCGTACTTGTCAAAAGACCAGCTGACGTAATGTTATCGATACCAATACTACCGATAGTTTTTCCATAGTCAAGAATCGTATTTTTATCATTCAAACCGACTGGTGCGATTGCATTTGTCGGAAAAATTCGAGAAAGAGGGTTAGGAGTCCCCATATTTGTATAAACGGGAACTTCAGCGAACGACCAAAATCCGGTCATTTGTAATCGATCGTAAATCTTGATCCGATCGTCTATATCATTCGTAATCGAATCATAAGTAGAACGTGGAGGATTACTGAATGATCCGTCAAAACGGAATTTCCCAGATTTACCACCGACAATTCGTCCATCGATATCTGAAAGCCCATCTTCGTATAAATTAATCAAATCATTGTAAAACTTAAGAAGACGAGCCATTACTATATCAATATTATTTTCATGCTGCTCACCATAATAAAGACTCGGTTTCCCAAAGTCTTTATTACTCTGACCAGTCGCATTCTGTGTATTCGGCCCTGATGAAGAAGACTGCGCACTCTGAAGTAACATATCCTTTACTTCAGGCATGAAAGTAATGACTGTTTCTATTCGATAGAAAAATGTATCTGGAGAGTAAAGGTTATATGTAGAAACAAGTCTTTGCCCAAGCATTCCATTATCATTATTTGGAGCAACTGTATAGGCATAATTAAACTGAAATGAAGTATTTACCGGTTGTATTTCTCGAGCGACGTATAGAGCGTATAGAATATCGCCAAACCCAATTTCCTTTTCAAGTTTGATAACTCCACCATTCGATACTGAATAATCAATATCACTAATCAAAACGGCAGGGTTCTCACCCATCCTTATTAGAGTGAGTGGGAAATCTAGGTTAGCTTGTCTCGAAGTCTGAAATGAAATTCCAGGAAAAAGGACTGGACGAATACTTCTAATTACCGACGGAATAACATAGTTACGTGAAGCAGTACTAGTGATAGTTATCTTAGTAGTTCCTGAATCCTGAGTGAACTGAGATGCTGAAACATAATAAAGATCACCATTTACTCGAATAATTGTTCCAGATTGATATGAACTACTAACATCCCCTTGAATGATAAATGAATTCGCCCCATACACAAAAGTTCTGGCAGTTGCTGTTTCAGCTACATAGAAATCATCATCTAGCGGAGCACAAGAAAGAATTCTACCGCCATCAGAATCATTAACTGCTACTCCAACAAAATTAACCGTAGTCGTGTCAGCAGCTGAATCATATGAAACACTATCGACAGCAATCACATCCTTGTCATTAACGAATAAAACAGAATTCTTCGATATAGAATGTGTTTGATCACCATTAAAAACCGTCGATGATGAACCAGCAGCTATCGTAGCAAAATCAACATCTGCTTGACCAGCAAGAAGTTGAATGGTAGTCTCTCCGCCTAAAGCTTCTTCAACCCAATAGTCAATGGTGACGCCACCACCAGAAGGAACTGGGGTAACAAGTCTCAAAGTATTGGAATTCTCTATTACGAATGAGCTTTGCGGTTGGGGAACACCTGCTGCATACACAGTTGGAAGCTGCGTTTTACTTATGGATCTTCCTTCAGGATTGAAGGAAAAAACTAGTGGATCGGAAGTTGAAGACGCGTTTTCAAGACGAATTTTAAAAGTTGCCTTCTCGACAGTGTTTACAGAAGTATAAGTAGCTCCGTTATCTGTTGTCACTAAGGCAACATAAGTAACGAGAAAAACTTCTTTAGGAAGAGCAGGCTTCGAGAGATTAATCTGCGCTACATTAGCAAAAACTTGGTATTCAGACTTCGGAAGAGTTACATATGAAGTAGATGGAGAGATAGCCGTAGCTATTGAAAATTTTTTAAAAGGAGGATCAATCTCAATCCAAAAACGATCTGCGATAAGATCTGCTTTAGATCGAATGTCGAAAGTATCAGAACCATTAGCGATGAACGGATCACTAACAGCTATTTTTGATGGATCAAGAACTGTCGTTATTTTTCGAATACCCTGATTTTGACCAACTGAAGAGAATAAATATTTTCCTTCATCTGTAGATGAAAATGTTGGTGATGAAGAATCGAAGAAAGATAAATAAGTAATAACCCCATTAACACCACTAATATCATCGGGGCCATTCTCACCAAATGGATCAGTAAAATTAACGAGACCGGTACCAGCATCAAATTCAAAATCAGTACCAGGAATTATTGGACCACCATTTCTAAAAACAACAACACCACGATCAATTATCGCAGCATCAGTTAATTTTATGGATGACGTTTCTTTCTGAAGAGTGGTTCCAGTATGTTTACGAAAAGTAAAAGATAATTGATGAATATCAAGATTTAAGAAATAACCAAGACCAGATTTGGTTGAATCGGTTGCATCGACAAGTATACCAGTAAATGTTCCACTACTGGATATACCTTGTTGAATTTCATATACTAATTCCGAATCAACAATAGGTGTTGTCGGAAGCATGACGAAAGGTGCTTGCGAAATACCATCAACAATTATTTGATTTTCAACAAAATAGACGATTGTGAAATCAGGGGTTTGTGCAGCACCAGATCCATTAATACCACTTCTGAAAACTTGAACGGAAACTCCCGATTCAATATTCATTAGTGTATCAAGAAAGAAATATGACCAACCAGGAAAACTGTTTATATCCGATGCAGAAAGATAAACATTTCCATTAGTGATATCAAGAAAAGCAGTTCCATCCGGAGGACGCGTAGAAGATGAAGTTACAGGTACAACTTTCCAATAAGTTCGACTTCCTCCAGATTCTGCAAACACTACATATCTTTGTTCAATATAACCAATAGAATCAGTCGGAATATTGAAAGCTACTGATGGCCAAGGTGTTACTGATGTTATTGTAGTGCGAGAAGGTTGAACTGAACCTATAGAAACGCCGCAATAATAAACACGTTCCTCGGGAAAAGAATTTATATCAGCAGCTGCAAATCGAACTCTTCCAGTATCAAGAGACCATGTAAAAGTTCCAGAAACAGGACTACCTAAAGAGGCCTCATTCGGAACTTCGATAGGAGTTAAATAATTTCGATATCCTATACGAACAAATGGTATCTGTCCCGTAGCTGGTTTCGGATTTAAGAAAAGATAATAAGAAGAGACCGTAGATGAAACCGGTAGACTTCCGAAGAAACCAGTTGAACTTTTTCGTTCGAAGAAACTTTGACGCTGAGACCAAACTGTGTCACCTCCATATGAAGTGACATCTGATTGGCTAAAATTCATTTTTCCATTTTCAGAAGATACTTCGACAGTCCCAGACGCTAAAGAAGTGGGAGGAGTAAAATCAGCTTCTGTTCCTACTATTTGAACAGTAAAGGTTATTGCTCGTACTGGATTACCGACGTAAACAGCAAACGGAGCATTAGTGATTGACGGATCTGGAATCGGCATGACTAACCGATTCTGATTCGATAATTTCCCTAATGATTCTGGCGCACCTCCGGGTGATGGAAGCCACCGTTTTGAAAATGAATCATAAGAAAATCTACTTACAGATGATTCATTTTTCGTCCAACGAAATTGAAGATCCGGATCAGCTATTTCTAAAGCTTTCTTCGCTGGATTTGTACTATAAGATATGAGAACATACTCTGATCGATTAGTTAACGATGAAAACTGACCGGAATTAGAAATAAGATTTCTTGGAGGGTAAGTGTAGGGGTTATCGCCTTCACTAACTCTAACACCCTCAAGAAGTGCTCCGCTTACATCTAATGGCATGACTTAAACCTTACACTCTTTCAAAGACACTTACCAAACCTACCATCCCCAAGTCGATTAACTTTTTGAAGATTATACCCCTGAGGTCGATGAGGCCTAGATCCACAAATCCTACATAACCTAGCACCGCGTTTATTAAAGTATGTGTTTTCAGAAATATATTCGTGACCATTTGGACAATGAGTTTTATTTTTAACTTTGCTAAGATTATGACAAATACGACATTCGCGACCCCCTTCACGATCTCGACGAGTATTTTCAAGAGTATACTCATGACCATGTTTACAATGAGTTTTGGAAGCTTGGGAAGCCCTAGCTGCAATAGGGCCTGCTGAGCATCTATCTCGAAAAACAGGATCTAACCATTTATCACTCAATTTCTTTCGGAAATTAGGATCCTTCGATTTTTTCTTAGTTGCTTCAATCCCTTTAGCTCTAGAATCGGGGTCATTCCACTGCTTTTTTGCTCTTTCAGACATACTGGCTAGTATTTGAGGATCTGTAAGAGTCTCTTTCAAAGATATACTTATTTTTCCTCGAATGTTTGGATCTCCCCAAACTTTTTTATTTATTTCAAGCATCCTTTCACGAAATTCAGGTCGATCCCAGGGATTCTTACGGATTGGATGGGGAGTATGTTCCCCACCCTTAGCTAAATTGAACCCGAGTTGTGGATCTCTACTATTAAAGTGATCGATCCACTTAGCTTCCGCCAGGTTAGCTTCTTCTAAAGTCTCGCATATCTCGAGGACTTCATGTGAAAAAGCTTGAGATCCGAACTTTCGAATAGCATTCGGAAAGTGCCAACGTCCACCCTTAGAAGATTTGGCGGCATTAATATGATCACTCCAACGCCGTTGCCAAGTACGGGAAGTTAGACCAATATAACGACGTTTGGAATCAATATGAGTATGACAATATATGGTCCATGGCATGAATAAACTCTACCATGGATTGTCGTATAGAGTTTCTAAACTACTTTCCCGAATCCTCCGCCTCCACCCGGAAATGGAGAAGGAGGTCCAACTATAATAACTTGACCCTTAGCTGATGCTAATGCTTGATCAATTCCTGAAGCGATAGCGGTAGCAAGACTTGCCGATGCTAAACCGATAAGACCTACCGAAAGAAAATTAGCAATCATCATTGGGATCGATGCCGCTGGAACAGGGTTTACTGATACAATAGTTCCCGTTCCAACCCCAACTCCACCATGAGCAGTTACAACTTGAACTAAAAGAAGAGCTTGTGAAACTGCAGAAGATATAGCCGTGATCATTTGATCTTTTGAAGGTCCACTTATACCGTTTGCTTCAAAAGTAGAGCGAAGTGATTGCATGAGAACTGGAGGAGCTAAAGTTAAACCTAAACCGATTCCAGCTCCACCACCAAGTGTACCGACATCAGCTGTATTGACAGTAACGACTGATGTCATATAAAGAGAGAAACCAGTTCCAATACCGAGTGCTAATTGAGCCGTGGAAAGACCTATGATTCCACATGCCGCAAGATTTGTGGCAACAATTCCAGTAACTGCAGGAGGAAGTAGGGCCATTAAACAGTCTTATGGTCCTATGAGAACTGTAGGCATACCAAGTAAAGGTAGGCCAGTTAAATAATCAATAGCTGGTGTTGGAGGTCCTGGAACTCCAGTAACAACACAACCAACTACTGTCATTCCTATTTTCGTAATTGGCGACATTATATTAGTAACTACTGTTGAACCGACTGTAGTAGCAACGCCGCTAAATAACGTAGCAGCACCAGCCCCGGTAGTAAGAGAAAGATTACCGGCACCAACAGTGGCTGACATATTACCGGCACCAACGGACATACTCATATTACCAGCGGCAACAGTAGAAGCCATATTACCAGCGGCAACAGTATCAGTAATACCAGCACCAGCAAGAACAGTTCTCGTCATCCCACCAGCAAGAACAGTTGTTGAATCAACACCGGCAACCATCATTTTCGTGTCTGATAACGCGAATGTTGACTGACGAAGTTGACCATAAACTTCTGTCGTTTTACCAAGAATAGTTTGATTTGAATCGCCCGCCGTTTTCAGTTTATATCCACCAAAACCAACATTGTGAGTGACTGAAGTTGCTTCAACAGCTTCAGATCCACCAACGTTTCGAACACAGTTTCCACCGATAACATCCATGGTTGAACCGGCAACACCACGGTAATCAGAACCGCCAACCATACTCTCTCTACCCTGAGTTCCAGCATAATTAGTTCGAATTTTCCCGTGCAAAGTTATATCGATGGATACTTGTTCCGGATTTGCAGGATTTGAATTATCTTGAAACGATCCAATATCAGCCCTAATACCACCAAGAGTTCTAAGATCAATACTACGTCCACTATTTTCATCGGCACCAATAATGGCCTTCACAAGACCCATGATATTGGCATCAAGTGATTTTCCTTTATCCTGAACCGTTCCTGTAGAAGACTTCGGAATATGAAGAAAAACACGACCTTCTTTCGTAATACCGAAAGCAAATTGATTACTACTAGTAGGACTTTGGACTCGAAAAAGTCTACATAATGCTTTCGTATCAGCTTCAGTTTGACTAGTTATTGTATCAACTGGTTCAAATTTCGGCGCATTCGCATTTGATTGTTGATCTTCATCATCGAAAACGCGCATCGTCAAAATGCGTTTATAAAGTGATCTTCCTGCCTCAGTATATGGATCATTCCCAGCTACTGTCCCTTTAACATCTTCAATGAAGATGGGTGGAACTTGATCTATCTGAACGCCATCACCATCTTCGGTGACAGCCATGATTCCATCACCGGTATGCCTTAAATCAGCTCTATCCTCAGTATAACATTGATCTGTCCCAGAAAATGGGACTTCATGTTCTCCCATAACAACGAAACTAGCACGCTGTCCGTCAGGAAGAACATCATAAGGATAGAAAAGTTCATCAGGAACTGAACCGACAGCTTCAACAGGAGTTCCATCCGGATTAATTAGACCGAATTCTAAAAGTTTGTCATATGCAGCTGAACCAGGTTCAACCTTTGTAATAACGGTTCTTACATCATTACCATTATCATCTTGAGTTGAAGCGAATTTATTTTTAGTATAAGTATCGAAATTATCGGTAGAAGGATTGAAACCAGATATCGCTAAATCAGGAAGAAGATTGAAGGCGTTCCTCTTAATAAGGCCCCTCCGATAAGTTCCTGCCGCATTACTGACAAATTCATTTACAGTTTGAAGTATGGAAGTCTGATCAGAATCTCGAAGATGGAATTCATTACCGGCTCTATTGGAAAGTCTTGCATCACGATCAAGAAGAGCTTCTCCTCCTCTAGCAGCTTGAGCCATCCAATCACCGGCATAAGCTTTATTTAATTTTAGCCGGACCGTATCAAGACCAAGATGAGGATCAGTGAGAAGTTCTGGATAAGCTGCTATAGCTTCTGCTATATCATTAGGATCAGCAACTGAAAAGGGTTCATATTCTCTAGCTGAATAGATACCTACAGTCATCCATTCAACAATATATGGAACATAATCACGAGTGCTATATTTTTTCCAACCAATAATGCATTTCGAACCTCGTTCTGGAATATTGCCCGACCATGAACGAGGCCCTGCGCCACCAGGAGCGGGTAGAGGAACGTCAAATCTTTCTCCAGTACCGGTTTCCAACTGGACTGAACAGCACATCGTCTCAACATCTACGTGGACTATCCGACCAACCCAAAGAAGACTTCGAGCGGAGTCAGACTCCTGAGACATTGCCCGAGCGCCACCCGGAAATTTCGGGTCAACCGGAACTGGCATACCACCAAATCCAAGTGGAGATTTATACTTGTCAGGCATTTTATCACAGTACGTATGATAAAAAGATGCCGATCGAACTACCTAGTGTACCCAACCCAGGGTTTGAAGAAACCTTTACAACATCGGCCAGAAGGGGTGGGAAACCAATATTATTTCAAATAACAGACCCATTGGGTCAACCTTTATATCCATATCTATTGGCAATGCATGTAAATCCTTCAGATTTCAACGAAGGATTCGTCAAGAGCAAAAATGTAGTGATGACATATGGAGGATTTGTTGAGTTTAACTGGCCTGATGAACTCGATACAATATCAATAAATTCGAGTACAGGTGCATTTTTAGGACCAGAAGCTGGATTAACTTCTGGATCAGATAACACTAATGGTAGTCAAGGCCAACCATCATTTGCTGCCGGAGGAAAAGGTAGACATGCAACGATGGCCTGGGAACGACAAGAAGACCTACTAGAGTTATTTAGATGCAATGGGGTTATATATAATGGATCAGGTCAACCCGTCTTAAGAGGACGGGTGATGATAATATATGACCGCGGTATTTATATGGGGCATTTCAAGAGTTTCCAAGTAACGGAAACAGATGAAAAAGCATTTACTTTTGAATTAGCTGTTGAATTTGCTGTTGAAGAAACTGTTTACGTTTTCCCAGGATCAACAAGCCAATTAACATCAAGAATAGAATCAAGAGCCTCTGGAGTGACTCAAACACCGGAACAAATTGAAGCGGATTTGATAGCAGGAGCCGGTGTTTTCTCAAATGACCAGACCTCTGTGGGGTAAAAATGTCGTTACCGCCCATTATCGGCAATAAATTAAATGATCCATTACATAGTGTGATGGATTACTTAGGAAAACTTTCATTACCATCAAATTTAAGGTTTGCGGCACCAGGTGAATCATCTGTCATAGGAAATACTTTCGGAACCGTTATAGCCGCTCGAAGGAATTTCAAACCATTCATTGTCGGTCTCATTCCACCGGATGTTCCAGTAAATTTCATACCGTTTAAAAGAATTCAAGATCAGGTAGCAAATTTATCAGTAAGTCAAAAGAATAAAATAACGAGTAATAACTTACCATTAACATCAACAGGAATCTCACAAGGAAATAAGGGGGACATTAAGAAAACAAGAACCCAAACGGATACAGAAGAATTCAGAAAAGCAGTACGTAATGCCGTAATAGCACAAGCAGGGTTCCAGCCATCAGAAGAAGTAATAAATTTAATAACTGCACATGCATGCGCAGAACAAAGCGGTGTAATAAGTAAAAATATTCCGAGTTGGTGCTACAATTACGGAAACGTACATGCTAGCGGAAAAGGAAAAGATGGTGGTCCACCGCCACCACCAAAAGGTGGGACATATTTCCTATCGACAGATTATACAAGAGATGGGACGCCATATCAAGTTTATTACGTTGGTGCTACAGATGCAGAGACAGGAGTGAATCTATATGTCAATACTCTCGTAAGATCATATCCAGGAACTCTCGTAGCTACAACACCGGAAGAATATAACAACGCATTATTGAATGGAGTAAACGGGAAAGTCTATTACGAAGCAGATCCTAAAAGATATGGTTCAACTTTAAGCAGACTTTATAATCAACTATCGATAGATACTGCAAAAGGACGATATGGGGGCCAGTTATCTGAACCAACACAAAGTCCAGATAATACGAATGATACTGGAACAGAACAAAATCCACGATTTCTCATGTCAACTGGATCAGTTACTTCACTTGAAACCGATCCAGCCGGAGATAGAGTAGGAAAACTTGTCGAATATGATCCATCAAGAGATGACATTGTTAGGCAACAAACGGATGCTCTCCGATACCAAATCTCAATAATACAAAATACGCCAGGGCTATTGATGCTGGTTAACCCAAGTAACTTCACAAGAAGTTATGAAAACAGCGTCGACAATTCAATAAAAGGTCGTAAAGGAAATATAACCCACGTTTGGTTTGAAAAACCGATATCAATTAATGGATCAGGAGTAACTGCAGGTCAATACGTTATCAGTCCCGATGGAGACGGTGGTATAACGAATGAATTACGCGTATATAGCGCGAGTTATCAAAATTTACTTTCTCTTTTTGCCATATATAAGACAAACGGAATAATTTTTTCAGGGGCAGAATCAGGAGCAGAATCAGGAATTAGACAACTTGGATATAGTGTTTTCATATATTATGATAATCATATTTACGTTGGGTCTTTCGATTCCTTTGAAGTTCAGGATTCAGGATCAAAACCACATAATATGAGTTATAATTTCAAATTTAACGTCAGATATGATTTTGATGTCGGGAATGATGGAAGATTCACAGATTTTGAGATCGGCGTCCAAAATGGGTATTTTGCCCAAACTTTCAGTGGCTAGTTATTGTAAAGTCATATTATGCCAACTATCCAGGTAACAAGTATTGGAAGAAAATTAATAGAAAACGCCAGCTGGAAAGTAAAAAGCCTGGAAGGATTATCTGTCGGTCAGTATTTGACAGTCAATGTTCCATTAGTTGATGAAGCATTGATCAAAGCCATAGGAAAAATGAAAGCAAATCTTCTAGAAAAAGAAGATGATGGGTACTCAATAACTTTGACTTTTCTTGTCGATAAATTTACTCATATGCTTGAGCTAAAATCGGACATGTCACTCGACAAAATGGATGGAATGGCTTGGATAGTACCGATGGATAGAACAGTAGAATCAATAATTTTATACTTATTCAATCCAGAGTTGTGCGATCCAAAATTCTTAGCTCTCATTAAATAAACTAACTCGATCCAAAAGTTGGAGTATTTGGACTTAAGCCTGGATTTATTGTTTCACCAACTTTCGGAATACGTCCGGGAGGCTGATATTGAGGCTGCGTCCCGGGTTTCGCTGTTGCCTGTGAGGGACCAGTCGTTACGCTAACAGGACTGCGTTTACTGGCATCATATATTGAACCCGGAAGATCAGCTAGATTAGCACCAAGCTTATCGAATGGACCACCTTTTTTGAAAGTATTTGATAATTCTTTCGATGCTTGAGTAGTTCTACCGAAGTTAAAATTAGCTTCACCCTGCATTTGTTGTAAAGCAGCTGGATCTCCCATAGCTGCTCGTTGAAATAATGCGGATTGAGGATCACCTAAGATGTTATCCTGTTCTTCACCTGGACGGGAGACGTTACGACCACCACTTCTGTCGTATCTCTCTCTTTCTATATTCGATTGATATTCAGTGTTGAATTTATTGATTAAATATGTTCTTAAAACACCGAAAAATCCACCAACAGCTTCAACACTGAAATCACCAGCGTTAGTAGCTACCCCAACAGTTTGATCATTAGTTTGTTGATCATGAGTATAATCAATTCCGAGTTCAGCTGCGGCACCTTGTTCAATAGCACCAGCATCACTATCAACTTTAACCGATGAAATTTGACCAAGAACCTGCGATATTAATGACTGTGGAAGAATAGTTAACCAAGAAGTTTTACCTAAAGAACAAGAACATCGATTCTCAAAAACGCGATCAAGACCATTATTCATTGTTGGAGAAAGCTCGGCCAAAGTTATGGCACGTCTAACGGCGTCTGCTTCAGCAAAAACAGCTTTTCCAGTACTCGTTATCTTATTATTTATTGAATCAGTATATGTTTGTTGACCAGTCGGGTTAATATTTTCAGGAGTCTGATTTTCAGAATAATTCGCACCTTTAAAAGATGCACCAGTCACATAATCATCTGGAACCATCTGTTCAAATGCAACAGCAAAAGACGGTGACTCCGGTCCAAGATTGTTGTCAACTGGGTTATCAGTAAGTAATCCGCCTTGAGCAGCAAACTGAATATTAAGTTTATTTACTGATGTTTGTGGATTCTGTGATACTTCACCAGGTTCTGGAAGTTGTACTCCACCTCTATCAACATACGCGCCACGTCCATACCTATAATGACCAATGACTTCAAACCCAAATTCATCAGATACGGGTCTTACCATCACATTAATGGAAGTAAGTTTCTTCGGTGTTTTAATATCGGCACTTAACTTACGTATACTGGCACGAATTTCATCAAGTTTTGTTTTAGCACTCAATACAGTGCTTTTGGATAATGTGTAAGAAACTTGCAGCTGACTCACTTCAGGAGGAAGTTGATTATTTACGACTTTCGTCTTTTTCTTTGCTGCAGTAAGATCGCGTGCAGTTTGATTCATCTCAGCTGAAACAGTTTTCCATTCCTTAAGAGCATCTTTTTCTTGCTGTTGAAGAGAAAGTAATTCACTCTTTTTGTCACTTAAATCTCGAGCTGCCGCATCACCCGTTAAGGTTGCCTGCTCCTCCATACCAGAGCCAGAACCCCATGAAATTCTATCAACTGGAATAATCGAAAATTCTTGAAAATCTCCATGAACGTCATGAGCATAATCATATAAACCGGAATTTGTCATACCGGCTTCGTATCTATTTAATCGTAATCTATCAATTACTTCATTCTTACCATTCTGATATATATGGGCAAGAATATCGCCGGTTTTTTGGTTATACGTATTTTCAGGACCTTCTGGTTTCTTCTTATCTTGAGTCTTCGGTTGATGAGCTTTTGTACTTCCCGAAGATTCTATGATTCTAGCAAGAGTCTGACCGCTTAAAGAATCACGATAAACCATAACGGCTTTAGGAAAACCAAGAATCTTCCCAGTTTTTGGATTTCGAAGTACTGCGGGACCACCAAATCCAGCAGATTGACCAGTACTTGAATAACCAATCGTCTCAGCGACATTCGAAGGGAAACTTATATCATAAGTAAACTCATTGCGAGTTTGCTTTTTTCCTGTAGTTGGATTATTCGTAGTTTGAGTGGTGGATTTTGATCTAAGAATTCTACCTATATTTTTAGGAGCTATGAATTTAGATCGTTTCGAGGATAAAGTAAGTGAAGTTGTTGCTGTCCCACCAGGTGAAAACTGATGAGATACACCTCTGATATAGAAAAATGAGTCATATTTCGGAATCCAAACAGGAAAACCCATTCGAATTTCCGGGCGCATCGGAATAGTTATAGTTCCATTTACACGATTTGAGTTGATTTTGTCTATGTGATCAAGAAGATGAAAGAATAATTTCTTCGCATCACCAGCCCATTCAATTTGAACATCAATACGTCTCCACCCATAACGCTTCAAAAGATGCCAATCAATGACACCAGTTCTTGGTGTTGTGATGTCGGAGTTCAAACCCCAGTCCATCACGCCACCAAATGCATTACCATGTGAAGTTACATGTGTATATACATCCCGTTCTGTTTCCGTAATGGAATCATCTATTATTTCAAAGTCTTGAATCCAGGAAACAGGTTTATTTGGAAGAACGTTTAAATTATAAAACGGTGGCTTAAAAACAATATCGCCAGTCGTATCACAATAAAATTCATAACCGCCAGCTTGTTCTTTACAAGTTTGAGCAATCTGAAGTTTAGTTTGACTGTCAGTTTGGAAAAAATTAACACCCGGTGCAGCGGATAACTCTTTCTTAAAAGCTGCAATCTCATTCGGGTTAACTTTAAAAAGCCCAGTGGCTTTATTCAGATTAAGATTGACTTCTTCTTCCTCAAAAATCTTTCTTGATATGTCAAGAGGTGATACGTTTCCGGGAAGTCCAGACATCGTATATGCTTGACCACTTGATCCATAAAGAACAAGACTGTTCCAGATATTTCCAAACTTTAACTGCCAATACGCCATTATATCTTTGGCATATTGACCTATGACTTGCTGATTTGCCCCATCTTCAGGGCGAAAAGATAAAAATGAACCCTGAGTGATAGAAAAATCACCCATTGCATCTCGAGCTAAGGCAATCATCACAGTATAAGGATTCATCCCTGCAAAGTGATTGCCCCAGAAAGAAACGCCAGATTGAGTTTTTGCTTGATCAATCCAAGCAGTATTAGTGGCGAAGTTAGTTAATTCCCACCATCTCAAAATATCACTACACTGAATACTTATACTAGTAACACCATTCGACCAACTCTTCGTAACAGTGTTAACCATCCCCCAGAAAATTCGATAATACTGAGGAGTCCCTCCGATTGTGTAGTACCCTTTAGCAAAAATTTCAATTTCCATCATCGAAATGATGACTAATTCACCTTCGATATAGAAATCATTAATATCAGTATCAGGAACTGAAAGACTTATAGTTGCACTACCGGGTGCAGAATCAACAGAAGCTTCAGTACTTATTCCAGTTAAATATTTATTAATATTTATTTCACGTCGGCATTCACCACAAGCAATAACATGAGTTTCCCCCTGAATCGAAACATATGCATCCGGAGTAAGGACAACATAAGGCCGTCGATTTGGTTGCCATGTACCACGAAAAGCTGATACTCTAGCCATAATTAAGGCCTACGCGCAATTTTATCCATAGCACCAAAAACAGCTGACTCAAGTTGCTGTTGACTTAAGTTAGATCCATTAATATTGACTGTTGCATTAATTATTCCTCCTCTACCTCCACCTCCACCAAGATCATTGTTTCCAACCGCTACTGAAGGAACAACATATTCACCACGATGCAACTTATAAAGTCCAGTATCGGGAATCGGGCCGCCAGTTTGCATACTGCCCGTCACCCGTTTCTTCATATCATCAAATATCTGACTTGGATTCCCTGCCGCATCCGTACCAGTTTCAATAATATTCTGCATGCCTCCAGGACCTCGAAGAAGATCACCTCCTCCATAATCAGCAACCATTCGACGAATGCCGGGAGATTCCTGCATCTTTGCTTCGACGATAGCAAACTCCATCAAAGCTGTCCTAAACGACTCAAGAGTTGCAGTCTTCAAAGTATTGGTATAAACACCACCCAAAAAACCAGGTTCATAACGAATACCTTTCTTTAAGAGATCAACGATATTCGTTATACCACCATATACATCATCAGTCGACTTAACTACGTCATCGGTAGTAGAAGCAGTCGGGGAGGTATAAGAAGCGGGAGAAGCATCGGTACTGGCAGCAGGACTAAAAAAGCTACCAGTATCCTGAGAAGCATTTTTATTTTCAACTTTAGTAGCGAGTGCGGCAGCAGCTGTTGTAACAACACCAGATTTAAGTGATTGGACAATCTGCTTATTGCTATCTGAAGGTTTTCCGCCTTTAGCAGCCTGAATTTGAGCTTTATTCGCATCAAGTTGAGCCTGAGAAATCGTATCCCGTATTTCTTGATCTGCTTTTGGATCGAATTTCTGACGGATTGTGCGATCCTGAGTACCAGATCGCCGCATCATAGGACCGCCCTTTGTTGCATCCCTATCAGCTTGGGTTACAGCAGTAGGAAGCATATTCTGCCCGAGTGTTAATAGATCACTTACCCCGGCACTGCTGGAAATTTGAGCGGATCTTAAGGCAGTTTCAATATCACCTTTATCGAGATTAGCATTAATTCCTGAAGCCACATTTTTAGCCTGGGCCGTTCCCATGCCTTTTGTCGCCATTGCTACGACATTTTTTCTAAATGATTCATCAAATGCATCAACAGCACTATTAGCAGCATTAGCAGCAACTAATGCTTTTTCTTTTTCTTTAGGATCTGTCGTTTTTTCATATTTCTCTTGAGCTGCAGCGCTTTCTTTTTTCAGCTGTTCACGCTGAGACTTATAGTAATCACTAGCAGCCTTAGTAGTGTCGCCACTTTCAACACCTTCTTTTAATGCATTCTTCAGATCATCAAAGCTCTTTTGTCCAGCTTCACCATATCCCTTAATTTTATATTGTTCAATTTGAGCTTTCTGCTCAACTTTAGCTTTCCCACCACTAGCCCAGTCAAGAATTGAATTAAATATATCACTGACAATCTTCACTAAAGAAGACATCTTCTCATATATTTGTTCTAAAATATAACCGATAACATTCGAAAGTTTGTCGCCAATCGATAGTGTAGCATCAGTTTGCTCTTGAGAAAGATCTTCAACCGTCTTAATATCTTTCGACATATCATTAGATGCTTCTGTTGCTGCAGCAATATCATCTTCTGTAGCTCTCGATAAATCAACCGCTGTTATTTCTTCAGCAGGCTTACCTAATCGAGCAGACATTATCTTCTTTAAAGCATCGTCTATAGATTTTGATCCAGTCGATCCATAATCTTTGATACTCTTAGTATAGAGTTCCATCGAAGAAATCATCTGGTTCATGGCATCAATTTGCTGCTCAGACATTTTCATCGGTCCAGTCGCAGCAAGCTCACGAAAACCAGAAATTCTCTCCCCTTGTCCAGCATTCTTTCCGACGACTTTATCAACACCCGCCATGAGTGTCTTTATGGTCGTCCACATACCGGCACCTTTCATAGCTGAAGCTGTGCCAACAGCACCACCCATTCTACGATCTGATTCAACACCCATTAATTTTTGAGCTTCACCGATCGTTGCTGCTTGAACACCAGCTGCTTTTGCCTTGATGAGAATATCTTGCATCGTCTTCTTGTCGCCTGCTTTGAAGGCCTTCAAGAATCCGTCACCAAGTTCACCCATGCTCCCAGCTAAAATCGTTGCTTTCTTTTCAAAGTCACCTTTCAAAAGTTTGTTAGTTTGATCAACACCAGCAACAACTGCTGTTTGAACACGATCAGTGAAAGACATTCCCTGAAAGCCTTTACCGAAGGCGTCCATGAATTTCTTCACGTCTCCAGGAGACATATTCTTCGACAGTAATTTCATTACACCAGTAAGCTCTTCAATCCTATTAATATAGAGTTCGAGATCTGGTGTTACTGAATGAAAAATACCCATGAACTTCGAAACTGGCATATTCGAAGTTGCTGCAGCTTTTACGATATCACCCATCACATCTTGGACTTGCCCAGCACCAAGACCAACTTCATTCTCAAATTTACCCATCATGGAGGCCACATCAGTGGTTTCCATGCCGAGAGCTTTTCCGTAAAGAAGGGCGTTTTTAGCGAGAAGCTCAACACCTTTTGCGGTGTCACCTCTACCTAATGAAAGCATCGTGTCACGAGTCTGAATGATAGACCCCGATGCTTCCTTCATATAAGCGTTGACAGTCTTCGCAGTAGTTTCGGTAGTACCACCAAATTTAAGTAATCCTAAGGTCGCATCTTTAGATCCAGCTCTCATTTGATCAAGAGCAGTCGTATATGCTTTAGAACCTGCAGTGAAATCGTTAGCGAGGCCAGTGCCGTCAAGAAGAGTCTTGTTCATTGCAGTGATAGCGTCACTGCATTTCATGATGAAACCTAAAAATGCGGCAAATCCGGCAACAGCACCGCCAAGTATAGGGACTAATTTTGATAAACCAACTGCTAACCCACCGGGACCAGCACCACCACCGGCACCACCAGCAGCTGATTTAGCGAGAGCTGAACGAGCTGAAACACCAGCCGAATATTGTTTTCCTGCCTTATAAACACCATGAACACCTTTCAAAGCAGACATAGGACTGCCTTGACGACCGCCAGCATATGATTGCTTCATTGAAGAAGCGAAATCTTTACGGAAGTCCTTCCCAGTATATGAAGCCGATTTTTTAAGATCTTCCGAATACTTCTTTTGAGCTTTAACAACATGCCTTAACTCTTGGACATATTGTTTATCGACCTTACGATGATCTCTAACCTGACGAGTAAGTTTCTCGACCTCTTTCTGAGCCTCTGAAATACCAACCGCTGCTGCCTTCTCTTCTTCAGGGGTGGATGCAGAAGCGGCCTTTTCTTTTAATTCTCGGGCCTTTTTCCTAGCTGCGTCAAGTTCCTTACCAAGTTTTGCAAGATCCTTAATAGATGACCTGGCCGCATGTGATAAATCTTTCGAGAATTCAGCTGCTGCATTAGAAATATTCTTTATATCACGAACTGCGGCCGTAGATTCGCGAGATACACCCTTCCAATCCATCTTCATTCCGGAAAGCTTTTTACGAACCTTTCCGAAATCTCTATCGAGTTCCTTTAGGGATTTCTTATCCCATTCAGCGCCGACAAGGATTGTCGTCTTGACGGTTTCTTTAGTCGTCGGCATTAAACTACTCCGTTACCACTAGAATCGTCATCGGAGTTTTCTCGATCATCAAGATTACCAGGGATTTGGCGATGATATCGCTCGAGCTGATCTCTTTGGAGTTCGCGTAAACGGGCAATAAGTGCGTCAGCTTCTTCTTTTCCACCAAGAACCCTAGATCCAGTATTAGGATCCATATTAGATGAACTGGAATTCAGGCTTGAAGTCCGGAAAATCTTCAAGCGACTTTCTTCCATATCCTCAGCTCTGATTCTAACCTTCTCCATCTGTGCTTCGACAATAAGATCGTGATGATCTTTCTCGCCTGAAAGAGCTGCAGAAAGTTGGTTAGCTAAATCTTCAGCACTCTCTGCTCGAGATCGAGAAGCAACAGTAGCTTTTCTGCCATCAGGAAGTTCGACAATTTCAGCTGAATCAGTTATACCGAGTTTTCGATTAAGATAAGCATGAAGAACCTTCATTTTTAGTTCTTCTTGTTCAGTTCTCTCCCTTTCCTTTCTAGCCCTATCTTTTTCATCAATCGCTCTAACACCTTTTCCAGCAAAACATGATCCTATAAATTTCGCATTCGTCCACTCTCTCTCCATCGCTTCTTTAGTATCGAGGAGATTATTTAAAGCAGTCCAAGCCTGCTGACAGTAATTCATTCCGATTTCGTCAGTTCCAGAAATACCAGTATTTACTACAGAATGAACTGGAGAATGATGAGAGTGCATCCAGCGAAATCGAGATCTGTTTTCTTGAACATAAATCTCAGTAAGTGGATGAAGACGAGAAGCTCGCTCATTCAGAGAAGCAAGAGCGTCCATGATTTTATCCTGAACTTCAGGATTCATCTTCATGATTATCCGAATAAGCTTCGGAAATCTCTTCGTACGACCGATGAGGAGATTCTCCCCATCAATCATGAATAAACTATGGGCTATGAAAACGGCACGAAAAGATTCTTTAGATTCGATAGCTGACGTACGAAGAGGTTTGAAATATTGGACGTGTCTCAGCTCATGATGATTGAGTGTCTTAAAAACAAACGTTTTTTCGAATAAATATGCAGAGCTAGTTAAGAAACCTTGATATAAATATGCTTCTAAATCTGACCAAACTTCTTCATCTACAGGAACATATTGTTCAGGAAGCTTGATCTGTATTCGCCGTCCATCACCATTGGACTGCTCGGTCATATTGATCCATTAAACACCAGAACGTTTGAAACGAGGATTCACATTTTGTCGATCTACCTTAGGATCAATTACTGGAGGATCAACAACTCTTCTTTGTGCTGGCGCTTCAACAACATCAGATTCAACTGATGGTTGAGCTTGATGAGCAATAATCCTTGATCCTGAAGGCACGACAACAGGAACTGCAAGAGAGACATTTGGATTATTACCTCTCCTCAACATAGCCTTTTCTATAGCACTGAGTTCCTTTTCTGGTTCTAGGGGTGATTGAAGAGAAGAAGGAGCTTCTACTACTGGAGGTTCTTCTGACTTAGAACTAATCGATTCTGATTCAACACTCACTCTTCTTTCGAATGGGTTGAATTCTTCAGAAGAAGATTCCTCGGAGGATTCCTCGGAGGATTCTTCAAGTTCCGAACTCTCCGAGGTTTCATCTTCCGTGAGTTTCTTTGCTTCTACAAGAGGCGGAAGCTTAAGTCTAACTCGAAGTTCAGCAACTTTCATTTCAAGTTCTTCGAGTTCTTCCCTGGGACTCTTTGAATTCTCGAAAACAACATCTTTCGACATTTCTTTTCGATGTGTTTCCATTAAATCAGTGAAAACTTCAAATACCAAATCAATAAACTCAGCATCCCAATGAGCTAATTTTCTATATAATAATTCAGAAAAATCAACAAGCTCATCTTTTCTACCATTAGTTCCCTTGATCTTAAAGACTTTCCCTAATTGGCGCTTACCCTGAAAATCAAGACCATCGAAACCGGTTAAAGCTCCGGAAAGAGTAATTCTTTTAATTTCATCAAGGACATTATTTTCTTCATTATTCTTTTGAAGAACTGCCTTGACTTTCGTCTGATGAGTAAAATCGATAGGGGAAAGTCGTACTTTATGCCCACCAACAATTCTGTCCCAGAATATATCTAGATTAATATTCGATACTTTTTCATCAAGCTCGTCTAGAAAATCAAGGTCATCCATATCTAGACGATACCACCAGATACACGAAAGGGAGACCCTTTCGAGCCTCCCTTTATTTGTAACTAAAGAACAGATTATCCGTAAAGACGAGAACCTGCTCCAGGCTTGATGATCGGGTTATTACCAGAATCAAGCATCGCACCATAATTATCCGGACCAACCCCGTAGAAGCTCGATCCATCAGTCACATCGGTGCAAGTTGCTGACGCATCCTCGAGCACGATAGCAGAATCCGATGGGAAACTTGAACTGATGCTGTTGAGCCAGCAAGCTTCAAAATAAGTGATGAGAGCGAAATTCGGATCATCCGAGGCAAGAGTCTTTACAAGAATGGAAGCCGCATCTCTATTAGTAACTAACTCAGAGAATACGAGTTCCGAACGAAGATCGAAAGGCCACCTATGCTGGCGCAAGGAACGGACAAGACCGTCAACACCACCTCGATAGCCAACCTCTTGCGCAATACCAGCAGTATATAGAAGAGTTCGGTTAAGTGTGATCGTCATCGGCTCGGTCACATTCGGGACAAGTTCTTGAATCTTATCTCCGAAACCAACGCCACGCACTGGATCAATCGTACGAGATTCATTATAGTCAAAAGTCGAAAGAACGCCAACTTGCTTATCTGATGGCGTATTCACCGTGTATGGACGAGAAAATACGCGATTCTTTTGTGAAATCGCAACGCGAGTATTGGGGCTACTCCCTACTCTATAAATGTAGCTATCTGCTGAATCTCTAGACATTTATGCCTACCTTAGTTTGCCCCATTGTAGGGATATCTTTATTTTTTATTAAAAATAACGAAATATAATTATGGATAATTATACTGATTCAAGGAAAAATGAAGCAAAAAAACAAAAACTCCGAAGACGATTTGAAGCTAGAGAGTTGCTTTTTTCGATAAAATCTGGCCCATGTGCAGACTGTCAAAACAAATATCACCCATGTCAAATGGATTTAATATCAAGAGATAATGGAGGAACAAGGTTGTCCGCCATGATGCTCAAATCGAAAAGAAGACTTATTGAAGAAGCTTCTCGAAGAGATTTAGTATGTGCAAATTGTGGGCGACTAAGAAATTGGAAAAAAGCAAGAGAGCGTGCTTCAGGTCCCGTCTAATTTTCCAGCCAATCCACTAATAAGCGACATTAACAAATCTCTATCTTTTTGACTAAGTCCACAATATATATTACAAAGTTCCAGAAGCTTTAAACGTTCTACTTCATCTAAAGAATCTAGAATAGGTAATAGTGCCTGATATACAGACACATTATGATCCCTTCTTTTAGTAGGGGGCTCACTACCAAATTTACCGTGAGTAGCCATCCTACATTCAGATCTCATCAACGTCTCACGGAAATCTAATAATCAAATACGTATAAGGAAATATGACAAACACGGAATACCTAAAAGGTTACGATCCACGAAGAGACGGCGGATTCTGGGGCTGGTTCAGCAAGTGGTTTTTCGTCGGATTTATTGCTGCAATCGCGTTTTGCGTTTGGCTAGTTTTTCTTGCTGATTCTAAGCACAAGCGTGATGAAGAGAAACTTCATCAGCAACAGCTTAATCAGTGGGAGATTGAACAAGAAGGCTTCAAAACACAACAACGCTTTTACGAAGCACAAATCCAAACACAAAAGACGACGCCGAAAACCAAGAAGACGACTAATCAGCACCCTTAATGTTGGCAACAGGGAATAGCCGATGGGCGACCTTCGCAATTCCGGCTGTCTCAAGTGTTTGAAGAACTAGATCTAGATCTTTGTAGACGTGAGCACATTCATCGAGAACAACATCTTCCGTGTTTGTAACGATGCCCGTGACTTTAACGCCTGCAAAGATCCTCTCCACATTCCGCATTTCTTCATTAATATAACCCTGCTGACTTAATAATTCTCTTCTGGCTCTTCCACGAGCCATGATTCGTCCAGAGCCATGGTTTACAGAGCAAGCTGAAGCATGCGCGCCTTGCTCTGCAAATAATATTGCTGCTCCATGATACATGGATCCCGGTATTAAACATGGGTGTCCTGTAGCAGCCCAACGAGTTTTAGCAAGATCGGGATGTCCAGCAGGAAAAGCTCGAGTGGCACCTTTTCTATGAACAAAACCACGTTTTATCGTCCCGTCAGGAAGAACTAAAGTTTCTTCTTGAACGAGATTATGAGAGATTTCATAGTATACTTCTGCAGTAGCAGATTTGAAAATTTCTTGAAGAGCTTGAATTACGCCATGAGTAATGATATGACGATTTGCTATTGCAAAATTTGCAGCTGAATTATGGTAAGCCCAATATTCTTTCCCAAGGGGTTCATCGATATAGAGCCATGATTCTTCTCTACGATTATCGGCTAAACCGCGCAATTGAGCTCCTTCGTGAAAGAAATGATCAGCTGTCCTATGTCCGTAACCACGAGAGCCACAATGAATCATAACGAAAACTTCGCCAGAATCACGATCTATTTGCATTTCTACGAAGTGATTTCCTCCACCAACTGAACCAAGTTGGGGAACAACCTTTTCATATGCTTTTTCAATCTTAGTGAGATCAATATTATCCGGAACTGGAATATAATGACGTTCACAAAGTTCCGATGAAATTCCAAGAGCTTTAGCACCGTGGCGTAAAATATTCTGCGCTTCTTTATGGGAAAAAGCGGGCATCAAATCCGGTCGAGAAGACCCAATGCCAGTAGCGATTCTTTTCTCAACTTCAACAACCCATTGTTCACGCTTCTGATAATCTCCAACATCCTCAGCGGTTAGATTAGTCTTTAGATATATAACCCCACAGCTTATGTCGTAACCAGAAGCTGCTTGAATTACGACGTTATCAGTGACAATAACACAACCAATTGGGACACCAAATCCCATATGACAATCTGGCATTGCATATGCTGCAGTAACACCTTCGTAAGAAGCTGCAACAGAAAGTTGTCGCCACATTTCCTCTTCTGAAGACTCATATAGAGCATCAGACAGAAACGCAACAGCATCAACTTTCATCGATCCAGTTTTAGGAAGAGTCCAGCGATCTTCCCCGGTCTTAGTAGCATAATACTTAAATGACACGAAGAAGCTTACAATAAACTAACTACAATTTACGAGC